GCGCGTCTTTCAAAAGAGTGTCTTTCATGATATCTAATTGCTTACGGGTATTTAAAATACTTCCACTACCGTCTACATGCATCATTATATGAAGAGATCCATTTTTAGGAAGATGTTCATAATTATAACCACGGCTGTTTCCGTACCCTCCTGCACCTCCACCACCCATTGCAGGCGCTCCTTGTAAACCTAATTTGTCAGTTATATAACCCTGAGTGAGGCCGGCTGCACCTCCGGCACCTGCGCCTCCGAGAAGGCCCCCTACTCCAGCGGGCTCAGCTGGTTCGCCCTCCATACTTTTAGCTCCGTCACCGACCCCTCCAAGAGTAGGTACTGCTTCACCTTTAAGTAGGCCTTCGCCTATCGCTGCGCTAAGACCGGCACCGCCTCCAGCGCCCGCACCAATAGCTGAAGAACCTACGCCAGCACCAACGCCTTGGCTTGGGAAATTATAAGCATAAAGATCTCCACCTTTTCCTACTCCGTAGCCTTTATCGTTATCCGTTAAAGTACGAGTAAAGTCACTCACGTCTCCTAATTTTTCATTCGAATTAGTGACTGGAGACAGTTTAGACAAGTCCAAGCCGCGTTCTTTACGGTCTAGCGAAGCTATTTCAGTGTCCTTTTGAAGTGCTAGTGCATAGGGATCTTCTTTGATATCAACGACGTCGCCTTCAAGCTCTCGCAGTCGGCGATCTAAGATTCCTCGATCTATTTCCGTGTCATGTTTGGTGAGCCCTCGATCTCCTCTTTTAAAGTTGTGTAATCCATCGGTGAACAGGTTTTCGTCAACACTATGAATCCTGCTATCCCCATGAAATACAGTAAGACGGTCATCATGAACCCCAATAACGGCATCACGATCCTTATAAATAATTCTTTCATCATTAATTTCCCTTCCCTGAAGTCGGTCTACATAAACGCGGTCTACTCCTCGTTCTATAAGCGATGGACTAATTAAATCATCGTTATGAACAAAAACTGCGGGACTTCTGTTTTGCTCTAAGATTCTATGACTCTCAATAACTACGTGCTTTTCAATGATTTCTTCTTCTATCCCTAGTTCAATTTTCTGCTCCTGATACGCAGAAGCAAGAATCATCATTAAAATAAAAAGAGCGGCGGCAAAATACCCCCCAATCAAATTTATTAAAGAGTATCGGTGCAGGCGCTTGTTAGTCATAATATATTTTTCTTTCTATATTGAGCGGTTTAAATTCTTATAGGAATATATACACTCTAAAACTTTAGGATCTATTTTTTCTGAAAAAGTTTCTAGAGATTCAATCAAAAACCATCCAAATTCAGTATGTTCAAAGTCTAATACAGGCATTACTAGATTGGGAGCGTCGTAACCATAAATACTCAGTGTACAACCGGGGTTATGAATTTTATCTACAAAACGCAGTTCGCCAAGGGATACTTGTATACCTGTCTCTTCTTGAAGCTCTCTTTGAGCGGCGTGAACAATGGAAAGATCTTCTTGTTCTAGGGCTCCAGTAAAGATAGACCAATAACCCCCAAAGGGAACAGGTTTACCTTCATAGGTTTCTATTCTTTTAGCGAGCAATACAGAATTTTTATATACAACTATAACACCAGCAGCAATCATAAATCAAAAGGGTCTTCAGTTTCAGCACTAATAGCAGGTTTATGCCTAGGGCATCCCTCGTAATGCATTTTTTCTACAATATCACCCTCCTTTTTTAATGGTAGAAGCAAATCTTTCTCATCACTAAAAACAGTTTTTTTAATCTTTCCTGTTGAGGTTTTAAGGGCATAATAATCAAAAGGGAACTTCATACCACAATGCCACATTATAGAACCATCTTTTTTTAGCTGGCCGGGATACTTAGCGTATCCACACATTAATCGCCCCGCAAACCCCTTTCCTTCCTCTTTCTTGTAAAAACCATGGTCATACGCAAAGTCATCATGGGCCGAAGCCTCATCAAATGAATCTAAATAGTCTTGCCACGCAGTAAGTTGATACTCGAAGCCATTAAGCTCTTCATCGGACAGAGGAGTCATTTTAAGAACGCCTTCACCATCCTCACCTAAAAGATTGGGGGCAAGGTCAAACTTCAGAAACAAAAACTCCGAATGCCGCTCAGAATATTCAGGGTATAAGTGCTTAACCGCCAAGCTATACATCAAGTCTTGCATGTTGTCGGTAGCATCCTTGCCCTCAAAAACTTGTTTACTAGTTTTGAAATCTCTTATGATCGCAGCTTTTTTGTTCTTGTACAAAAACAATTTATCAATAAAACCATTGATACGATATCTTTTTCCCTTATCATCTATAGAAATGTCAAATTTTTTTTCAGAAAAAGAAAGGGTAGGTTTACCTAAATCCCCACCAAAATAGTCATACGCCAAACCATTAACTGTCATGAAATTAATGAAATCCAAGTTTTCTTGATCCGCAACGTCTAGAGACTTAGCTAAAGACATAACGAGACGCCCCACAGAAGGAACCGCAAATACATCATTAGCATCTATTATGGTTTGATAGTAGTCTTCTCTCCCTTTTTTACCTAACACTTCCAAAACGGCATGACATACTGTACCTCGTGAAGAACCGTCATTGCCTCTATCAGGAAGCTTAAGTTTATATTTACAATGATAAAGCCACGAACAGGATTGAGCTGTTTTTATACGGCTGGCGGATAACCTTGTTTGTGGTTTACTCGACATGAGAACGTAAAAGTTTTAAATTTTTTATGTAAGCCGCAGGCAACTCATTGCCTCTCCCCATCTTCTCAGCAAAACTCAGTATATCGGCACCTCGAGTAAGAGAATCTCCTTGGCACTTCTCGCTCCAGTCGGTAAAATCGCTAGCGCTCATCTCTCCAAAATCATTCTTCGTGGGAAGGCATATGGAAAGTTGGCAGAAATCAAAATGGGTCAAAAGTTTTAGATAATTCTTAACAGCGGCTCGCGCACCCCGATTTGAAGTTTTATCACTATCATTATTGAATGAAATGATTATTCGGTTGACATCGAGGCCCGTAAGGTGGCATAAAAGCTTGGGAGATATATCAAGACCAAAAGAAACCAAAACGTTGTAGTAACCATGTTGGTATAAATTAAGAAGATCTCCAATGCTTTCAACTAAAATAACTGAATCTTTTTCTTCGATAGATTCGCGACACAATGGGGAAACATAGTAAGGGTAAAGCCATTTACTTTTGCGTCCTATGTGCTTCCATTTGGGAGCACTGGAGTTCCCGCTCATGTCCCGACCCGAAAAACCATGGATTTGACCATGCTCATTATATATAGGAAAAACAAAACGACGCAACATCTTTCCTTTGGTAGCATAACCGCCTTTAAACTCTTTCAAGTAACGGGTATCTATTCCCCGATCATTATAAAACTTATAATGAGGAAGAAGATCGTCGAGCAACGCTTCGTCATAGATTCGATCCATGTTTAAACGGTCAGATTGAGTGGAGGCACGGGCGGAGGGATTATAGTCAATTTTTAAATATTTTTCTATAGATTTCTGATCGTTCCCAAAGTGAGCCTCGAGCAACTTAACAAAGGGAAGAGGAGGGGTGTTTTCCACAAAGTCACGCCATACCCCACTATTTTTCCAAATCTGCAAAGCCGTTTGGTTATCTCCTTGACGAAAAACGGCTTGGCTGTGCCAATATTGACCTCGATCTACCAAGGTATACCCGAGCTCCTCAAGAATAGACTTGAGATGGTCTGGGGGAATATTAGATAAAGTCTCCATCTTCGTCTGGTCGGATGCCTTGCGTTCGCATTTGGTCGGCAAGGTCACGCAAATCCCCCACTTCCTCAACGCCAAAATTATCTATACGAAGCAGTAAGGCATTGGATTCAGAGCGATTAGTACCAACCGCCGCACCCTCTTCATTAAGGGAAGGTATTAAAACCGGCTCGGTAGCACGACTTTTATCTTCACCAAGGTGACGATATTTAACACACTTAAGACGGTGTGTGGCACGACCATAAGCAGAAGGTTCGGTTTGAAGCTCTTGGGGCAAGCGAGGGCGCAAAATAAAAAGGTGAGAGCAAAAAGAGTTTATTTTATCCGACCCAGCAATTATGCTATCATCCTCTACAATGGCATCAGGACCACGATTCCCTACAATACCTGTACGATTACTTTGTACGCTAGTAAGCATGCCGATCATAGGGCGATTATTGAAGGTAATTTCTTTTTTGACAAACTGTTTGAATTTATCTACCATCTCGCCAATTAAATCCCAAGAGGATTTGTTACTATTGCTCATCTCGTTGGTGGTCTTGATGTAATCAAAACTTAATATCATAGGGTTTCCCCTGCCTACTCGAGAATAGTAAAAACGACGCGCCACTTGAATCATTTCATTGACTGTAAGACCTGCAACATCAAAGTAATAAAAATTAAGGGTCTTCATCTTTTGGACGGCATTGTACACTTTGGTGCGTGTTTCCTCTGCGGAATACTCTTTCATGGTGGTGGGGTCTACATAGCTTGAGTCCCTCCACTTGCCGGTTTCAATAAGGTACATAGGAACTCCTGAGAGGGCGGACGCCTGACGCATCTGAAGTTCTTTTTTGGTCATCTCCCCATTATCAAAGTGCAGAATAGGGACATTATCGTTATCGGCCGAAATCTTCGTAACAAAATCAAGGCAAAAAGTAGTCTTCCCTACTCCCGTACGAGCGCAGATAACTGAAATATTTCCGGGGCGCAAAAGAGAACTATACATACGATTGAGATAAGGCATGTGAGGGGCCATCATGCCCGGATCTTGTGGGTTATCAGCTAAGTCTTCCAGCACCTCACCAATGTCGTCATAGATATTCTCGGGGCGCATATTTTCCTGAGAATAAAAGTCTATCTTCTCATTGTAAAGCTTATCGGCGACACGAATCAATTCGGGCACAGACATAGCAGTAGCTTTTTTAAGGGTGTCAGTAACTAGGCCGCACTGCTCGCAGATGTCACGCCTTACCGAGTAGGTTTTTAATTCCTTGGCTACGGAAAGGAGGGAATCTTCAGAGGTTTTTTTAAGCAATAAACCGCGAATGTAGTCGCCAATGTCAATATTGTCCACAAAAGACACGCTGGCAGCTTTAAGCCTTTCAATCAAAATTACTTCATCAAGAGCCTCTCCTGTCCCGCTTTCTTGCGAGCGCTTTATCATTTTGAAGATGGTTTGATGAACATAACTGCCATGGGCAGTATAGAAGTCGTCCTCGCTAATCAAGGGGGATATTACAGAAAAACTATCAGGATACTTAATTAAAGCCGATAAAAGTTGTTTTTCAAGTTCAGGTGAATTTAACATGCAGGAGAATGATAACACATTTCTACTAATGTGTCAAGTAAAATGTAAATTAAACGGGGTCTTGTCCGTTAAAATGGTCAGCTTCTTCTGACTCAATAAGATATTTTTCTAGAGCTTTACGCAAACCCATCTCAATAATTTGATTGTCTGCCTTAGTGTAAACCGTGGGTTCTCCACGTTGATTAACAAAGCCAAGTACAAAGCCTCGGTTGCCTTCTGTAGACCCAGAAAGTTCAAAAATTTTATTAAGAAATTCTTCGGGTAATTTAAAATCCGTTAACGGAAGATCGTCAAAAGGGTCATCCTTCATTACTTATAATTACACCTATTAAAGGTATACGCCACACTTTTCAAAGGTTTTTTTTGTAAGTTTATCCCCATCAAAGATTTCTACTAACTTTATACCGTTGAGCTCGCAGAAGTCAATTTTTTGCTGATCACGACGTAATTGCTTAACAAAATTAGATTTACGACCATGAAAGAAACGAACGAATTTAGTATGCTGAGCCCCGTGTACTTCTACCGCAGTGCGCTTGTTAGCATTATAGAAATCAAACTTTAGGCGCGTTCCCGCTACAGGAAACTCTTCGAAAACGACATGGGAGCTCCAGTATTCTTTTAGAAATTGCTTTGTTTTGAATTGAATTTTACTACGGCTTTTATCATCCCAATTAATTAAAAACCTTTTGGCATGAGTTACACGTTTTTCAGAGCCCGTAAGGGTTTTGAACTTCATTGACAAATGATATCTTTAAAGTATTTGATTAAAAATTGACTGATGGGGGTGTTTTCCTCGAGCAGTTTACTAAGCTTGGCTTCGCCTTGGATTTTTTCGGGAAACTCAAGTTCATTCTCTTCCATAAGTTCTAGAAAGCTTTCGTCTGCTGTAATCCATGCGCCTCTCTTGTGGACAAATTCCCATCCATAAAGCATATCTATAAGCTCTTTTTCTACCCATATAGAAGTTCCGTTAGTGCGACCGTAACGAATGGGATATTGCAGGGTGTAGTTGGTTTTTTCGTTAGGGGATTTCTTAACAGTCATTTTAGCATTATGGCCTAGAATTTTGTTCTTGTCCTTGTCGATTGGTTGAGTAGGGGTTTCAAGGATTAGATCTTTTTTAAACCTCGGCTCAAACTCTAAAATATAATTAGCAAAATGAAGAAGAGCGTTTCCTCCCGTGGCAGTAGTTTGCCTCACTGGAGCTTTACTATAGGGGTCGAGCTTGATATCCGCACGAACTTGAGAAATAAAAATAGCCATATGCCCGCGTTTAGCTAGAGCTATACTCATTTTTTGCATGAATTTAGCACCTAAAAGCGCCCCGCCAGCTACCTTGTGAGCATCTTCAAACCCTTTCTTTAGGTCATCTTTCATTATTAAACCGTCAAGAGAATCTAAAACGAAACAATAACGAGTCGTGTTATCCTTGTCCCCAATCAATACTCTCATAAGATCTAGGACGGTCTCATAAATATTGCTTTCGAAAACAAAACAGCTGCCATCCTCCCACTCATCTTCAGTAAAAGAAAACGGAACCCCGCTTCTTTCTCTCATTTCGGCAGACAATCTACCTTCAGCCTTAATGTATAAACCTCGTGAATGAGGTTCTTTGAGGAAGTTTTTCATAACCTCAAGGGCGGCGGAGGTCTTACCACCCTCATTCATGCCTACAAACCTATGCAACCCTGGCCCAAAGCCACCGTTAAGGTTTAAATCTAGCTGGAGGGATCCGCTTGATGCCTTGTAATCAATCGATTCCTCGAAGTTGTAATGCTGTCCCTTTTTGTCTTTGAGGAACTTTTCTAATAGTTGTGAA